GGCAGCCCCAACGATTAACTGCATAGTTAACTTTAGCTCTGGTGCGTCTTTTGGCCAGGCTATGATTATCGGCTCTGGTGTATTAGGCGTTAACGTGCTTAGCGATAGTGCAACCGTTACAGCTGACGTATCTAGTCAGGTACAGGCTGTAAGTATCCAGCGTGGACGCAATGCAAACGCCGACCAATTCCAGGCCGGTACTGCCTCTATACGTATAGCCGATATTAACGGCGACTTTAACCCAGAAAACTCAAGCAGCCCATACGCAGGGCTTTTGCTGCCTTTACGTAAAGTTACAATAACTGCAACTGACAATAATACGGGGCTGGTCTATCCGCTGTTTGCAGGCTATATAACAGGCTATAACTTTACTCAGGCTCAGGTAGTAGGTGAGGTGTCCTATACGACGCTAACGGCCTCAGACGGCTTTAGATTGCTTAATATGGGTACCGTATCAACTGTTACAGGTGCTACAGCTGGGCAGTTATCAGGGGCTAGAGTTACTAAGATTTTAGACGCGGTGGCTTGGCCTAACTCCATGCGCGATATAGACGCAGGGCAGACGACGCTACAGGTAGACCCTGGCACTACCAGGACTGCATTAAACGCCTTGCAAACCGTAGAAACCAGCGAGTACGGGGCGGTATATATTGACGCTAGCGGTAACGTAACTTTTCAAGATCGAGCGTTAACCTCTAGCTCTATTGCCGGTACTCCTACAGTTTTTGCAGATGACGGCTCAGGTATCCAGTACCAGAACGTGCGCTGGGTGCTAGACGATAGCCTGGTGTATAACAAAGCTTCAATAACGGCTACAGGGTTAGCTACTCAAACTGCTACTAACCAAGACTCTATAGACAAGTATTTTTTACACAGCTATAACAAAACTGATTTACTAATGCAGACTACAGCTGAGGCCCTTAATTATGCCCTGGCTTACGTAGCCTCTAGGCAGGAAACGACCGTAAGGTGCGACAGCGTAACCCTGCTAGACCTAAATACTGTCGGTTATGACGCAGGAGTAGCAGCCGCCTTAGAGCTTGATTTTTTTGACACTATTACTGTTAAGTCGACCCAGCCCAACAGCGTAGGCACTAGCACCCTAAATAAAACCCTGCAGATATTCGGAGTTAGTTACAATATAACCCCTACGCGCTGGTCTACTACTTTTGTTACGTTAGAGCCGATTATAGAATCTTTCATAATTGGTAACGCTAATTACGGACAATTAGGTATAAATGTATTATCCTACTAACAGCGAAAGAGGTAAATAATGGCTACAGGTTTTCCGGCTAGTACCGGCGACGTACTCAGTGCAGCTATGTTTAACGGCCTAGTGGCCTTTACGGTTACTACTGAGTCAGGTGCTACCTATACGGTAGACAATGACGACCTATATCAAGTAATGGTACAGACCAGTAACGCTGGTACTAAAACTATAACTATTGCACCCGATAGCACTTTGACAGCTGCAGAGGTAGGCAGCGCAATTACTTTTATTAACACTGGTGCAGGTCTGCTAACTTTTGCAGCTGCTAGCGGCGTAACGATTACCTCAGCTGGTGCAGTATCAGCCGCCCCTACTTTGGCTACGCATAAGGTAGCCCAATGCGTGCGAGTAGCTGCTAACACTTGGCGTATTTTTGGGGCTATAGCCTAATGATTGGCGCAATAGCCGCAGGTGCAATAGCCGTACCTGTCCCACCTTTAAGTTCAGTAGAATATCTCGTGATTGCTGGCGGAGGCGCAGGGGGTAATAACGCTGCACAAAGTGGCGGTGGCGGTGCAGGCGGTTATAGAACAGACTCAGCCTTTGGAGTAAGTACGGGAGTAGCCTATACCGTAACAATCGGGGCGGGTGGTACGACAAACGCAAACGGCGGTAATAGCGTATTTTCAAGCATTACCAGCACCGGCGGTGGTAGAGGTGGCAATTACGGCAACCCTACGGGCGAAGCAGGACAAGCAGGTGGCTCTGGCGGCGGCGGCGGTGGTGGTCAAGGCGGCGGCGGCGGTGCTGGCGGCGCGGCTTCACCGTCGGGTCAAGGTAACGCAGGCGGCAATGGTTCAAATCAAGGTGGTTCAACAGCCGCTTATTGGTCAACTGGTGGTGGCGGTGGTGCAGGTGCGGCTGGAACGGCGGCGGTAGAGGCGGTTAGTGCCGGGCCTGGCGGAAATGGTTTAAGCAGTTCCATTAATGGAACGGCGACTACCAGAGCCGGTGGTGGCGGTGGTGGTACTTACGGCACGAACGCAGGTGCTAATGGTGGAACTGGTGGCGGTGGAAAAGGTGGCTCAGGTAATAACGGCGGTTCACCAACAAACCCAATATCTGGAACGATTAACACAGGTTCAGGCGGCGGCGGTTGTGGCGGCGCACCTACGGCAGCATTAGGCGGTTCTGGAATTGTTATTATTGCTTATCCCGATACTTTTGCAGCAGCAACTCTTACAAACTTAACTTACACAGAGCCAACGCGCTCAGGCTATCGAGTTTATCAAATTACAGCCTCATCATCTGGCACTATTACGTTTAACGCATAGGGGATAAAATGGCTCATCACGCAAAAATAGAAAACGGGATAGTTACCTCAGTAATTGTTACTATGGACTCAGACGAGGATACTTTTGCAGATCGTATGTTGAAAGAAACCGGCGAACAATGGGTGCGCACCAGTTACAACGGGCGAATACGCTACAACTACGCAGGCATTGGCTATTCCTATGACCCGATAGCAGACGCTTTTATAGCCCCTATGCCTGAGTGTGGACACTCTGACTTAATCTTAAATACTACTAATTACAAATGGGAGTGCAGTAATGCCGACCACGACATTAAAATCTAGTAACGGTTGGCCTGCCAGTAAGGACCCTGCAGAAATTGGCATTAAATCTTTTAAAGTACCTGGCACTGATCTTAAAATACGGTGTGCTGAAAAGGTGGCGCCGCTTCTTATTGGCTTGGCGGCGGAGTTCCACGAAACGATAGAGCCTATAGACAAAGGCACGTTAGACGATTGGGGCTATTGTTTCCGCATGATACGTGGGACCACTGACAGCCTTAGTAATCACAGTAGCGGCACAGCTATAGACCTTAACGCGACTAAACACCCTTTAGGCAAGGAAAATACTTTTAGTCCTGAGGACGCTGCTAAGTGCATAGCACTAGCTAAGAAATACGGGTGTAAATGGGGCGGTACTTACCGTAACCGTAAGGACGATATGCACTTTGAAATAGCTTTAAACCCTAAACAAACAAAAGAGCTTATAGCTAAGCTCGGATTGGTTAAAGATGAATAGACACAGCCTAAAAGTAGCTCAACAAATCGGCGGCAGCTGGTTACGTAGCTTTGTAGCTGCAACGGTCGCCTGTTATATGTCTGGCATTACCGACCCTAGCCTTTTGCTTAAAGCAGGATTAGCAGCTGTGCTACCTGTTGCCTATCGTTACCTAAACCCTAAAGACCCTCTAGGTCGGTAGTGCGCTTATGGCTTATAGGGCTAGGCCTAAGCGTTTTACTAACGGGGTGCGGCTATGACGGCTGGACAAGATACCCCTGCCAAGAGTACAAAAACTGGAAGCTCAAGGAGTGCCAACCCCCAGCCTGCATACCTACGGGAGTTTGTACTAAAGACCTTGTTAAGCAGTCGTACGACGGATAAGCCCGCACGCAGATTATCCCCTGAGGATATACACGCGCGGCTTATCTTAATTATTGGGGCTTCACTAGCTGCCTGCTTTGTGCTGGTTACTTTAGGTATTACTTATGCGCTGATCTTTGTAACTCAGCCATTAAATGCCCAGGCCCCTAATGACGCTGCCTTTATAGACCTGCTTAAAACCCTGGCTATTTTCCTCACTGGCTCACTCGGTGGAGTACTGGCAGGCAACGGCCTTAAGTCTAAACCTAAGCCCGACACGCCGCCTAAACCCTAATTCTGGGCAGGTGTGCGTATAATTAAAAATCCGGACTAGAAAGGACTAGAAAAAATGGCAAGTAATTTAGCGTTTATATTTATGTCTTTAATTTATATCGGCTTAACCTTTATGGCAGCTGTATTAGCGTGGTCTAGAGGCTTTAACGCTGGACGCTCAGAAGGTTACGAGCGTGGCAGGGCAGTAGCTAGGCATATCTCTAACGGCGTGCTAAATGATTTATAAAAACTTATTAGTTAAAATTAAAACAGCCAATTTAACAGGTTATGACATTAAGATTATGCACGCTTTACAAACCGTTGTTAAATTGCATAAACCTACACGAAACGGCAATTATTGTTTTAGTTGCGACAATGCTTATCCCTGCAAAACTATACAAGTAATTAAAAAAACTTTAGTTATAGGTTTAGACAATGATAACTAAATCTGAGCCTGGTATCTGGTGCTGTTACTGCAAAACACAATGGGGCCGAGTTAAGAACGTCTGGCACGACCGGGCTATGACTGAGGC